AGAGAAGGCAGGGAAGAGAGAAAGAAAAAGGGTGATTTAGTTATAGTTTACAATTATAAAAGTGGAGTGGTGGTGGTGGTTGTGGTGGTGTGGGTTGGTTTTTTTTATTAAAATTTCTTTAAAATATAGTGTTCGATTAAATCAATAACATTACCTGTATAATACCTGCATCTTTCAAATTTCTTGGCTTGGGCTCGAGTCTTATCTTTGCGGTGGATTTCGTTAATAATATGATTACCTTTGTCTACTATGATATTTGCTAGTCTATTATCGAATGCGTTGTTATCTACGATGAACTGCATGTTATTATTGATAAATGCAAATAGTTCAATGCATGTATCAACTAATTCATAAAATGAAAAGGTGTTTTTGTTTTTCTTTTGATATTCAAGAGCATATAATTTATGTCTTATGGTGTTATAAATTTTATTTTTTTGACTTGCTATAATTTCTTCTTCTGGGGTGTATATAGAGTCTTCCACTGCGCGTTGTTCTGCTTGATACCTTCTTCTCTCATCAAACTCCTCGTAGTTTCTTGAATTTCTACGCATTGTCATTGTGTGAGTTGATTTGGTTGAATTTGAGGCATTAACGGAGCGTCCTGATCTTAGTTGCATGTTGTCTTGGTTTGGAAGTATCGCTATTAAAATAATAAAACGGTTAGTAAGTAAGTTAGTAAGTTAGTAAGTAAGTTGACTGTAACGATTAATTGATTGCTTGATTGATTTGTTTTATTGATGTGTATTGGAGAGAAAATTGAATCAATTTTTTTTTTCGAATATGCATTTTTAAAATTACTTAAAATTTTTTGATTTTAGGGTTCGGATGGATTTGAACTTTGTAACTTAATAAAATTCGTATTTTTCATCCGGTGGAAACATATAATAAAATGCTTCTTTACAAAATGTTTCGCCTGTGCTTTCATACCTAGTTTTTTTTTCTTGATTTTTATTGTTTTTTTCTTCTTCAATACTTGAAAATAGTGAGTTATTATTACGCCATAATCCTTTTATTTTTAATTCACCTTTACCATCTTTTTTGTCATTAATCCAAAAACCTTCATATTCTTCTTCATAAAAATTGGTGCTTTGGTTCGGGTCAGGGTTGGGGTTGGGGTTGGGTTCAGGGTTGTATAATTCTATGTATGAATATTTACCATATCCATGTCTAATATCATCTCTCCATTCACCATCATAGGTAATGATTATGTTATCGTTATGTGAAACATATTTGCCTTTACCAGACCGAATATTATTTTCAAATTCACCTTCATAAGTAAACTTGAAATTTCCATTTAACGACATAAATTTACCTTTACCAGACTTTACACCATTTTCAAAGTCTCCGTCATATATTGTACCATTATCATCATCTACTAATATTCCCTTACCATGTTTTATATTATCCTTATAATATCCTGTATATGAACTTACACCATTCGAGTATGTCATAATACCATAGCCATGTCTAATACTATCGCTGTTTTCACAGCGTTGTAATTCACCTTTGTAGATGGATCCATCACAATAAATAAGATAATCATCACCATATTCTTCAACTACAGAATTGTTTTCAATTCGATTTACGTTTTTCATTTTTACGGTTGGATTTGATTTGGATTTATGTTGGGTTTGGTTGATGGTCCATTATAAAATCATTTTTTTTTAATAAAAATAATTGTGGTTTATATAATGGGTGTTGTGTCTGATGATTTATGGAAAAAAATACCATTGGATGTTTTTATTAATCATATTATGCCTTATGTTTATAGGAAACAGGGTGTAGCGTTGTTGGATGATATTCGAAATTTTGTTTTTGATTATCGTATGATTGGTGATTATTATTTTTATGACTTGAATGAATATTGTTTGCTTGTTGATTTGGCTTTTTTATGTAACGGTGGTGTTTCGTTGATAGAAAGAGTTAATAGTTGTTTTATTGACATTCTTGATAGGAATATATTGTTTTGTCGGTTTTCTCTACATCAAAAATATGAGTTTATTAATCGGCATTTTTATTTGAATACTGGGACAAAAACTGAGATTAAAAACAAATTTCTGTTGTCGTTGATGACGCCGAGCGAGAGAGCTCGTTTTATGAATGATTTTCTAATCTTAGATTTTGAGTGAGGGTGAGGTTGGGTTGGTGGGTTGGTGGAGTGGTGGGGGTTAGGTTGTGATTATTTTCTTGTATATTCATATTTAGTGTAAATCCAATTGTATTCTAATGGGTTTTCTATATAATAAATTTGTTTTTTATTGCAAATGAAATGTTTGGGATATTGTCTTCCTATCCAAATTGAATATTTTACAAAATTACTATACTCGTTAATATTTACATCTATAAGGTCAGGATTATCATTTGACCTGCCTTTATAATTATACAAATTAGGTAAATGGTATGTGTATTTAATTATGTTGTGTAAGTTCTCTTTAATGTGTAATTTTGGAATAAAAAAATGTAGTAACTTGTATCTATAATCTGTTTTTGGAATTATAGATATTATGACTCCTTCTCTCATAATAAAATGTTCGTCGTATAAAAGAATATTCTTTATTATATCATCTGGTAATTTACAAAATATATTAGTATTCATTTTTATGTTTATTTTTATTTATAATAAATATAAATAAATAAAATTAAAATTGACGCGGTTTTTGTTTTGGGGTTTGGAAGATACAAAAACTAAGTTGAATTGATATGTCGAAACATTATATTTTGGGTGATATTCTATGTGGTCCTGCATCTGCTGATAATCTGGGGGATTATGAACTTGCAAAAGTAGTTCATAAATACGCTATGGAGAGAAAATGTGGGGTTGGGGGTTGGCGTATTCGGTTACCCGAAATTACAATAGAAGGAATTAGGGCGATTCCGGAGTTTATTGGTAATGCGAATGGGTTATCGTTGATTTTATACGGTATTGATGTTTGGATGTACAAGAAAAAAAGGTTAATTACCATGGATAGTATTTTTACATACAAGCCAATTTTATATAAAAAAACATATATTGAAAAACGTGTGGGGTGTGAGTATGAGGTGGATGTCTATAATACGGTTCTTACAAAAATTAGTCTAGATGTTTCGTGTATGAAATTCAATAAATTGGAGGGGGTATTATATACTGCGGATAACTTGCATCCATTAGTGGGTGGTGGTGGTGGTGGTGATGGGGAGGGCGAAGAATGCTGTGTTTGTTTGGAGACTACGAAGACTACTACACCATGCGGACATAAACTATGTGTGATGTGTTGGGGAAATATCAGAATGATTCGTAGAAGATTACCTTGCCCTATTTGTAGAGAGAATCTGAGACAGAGAGAAAAGTTGGCTCATTTGTTTCCACCAGGGTTTGTTGGGTTGGATAATTTATATTCTGACTTTTATGATCGTGGTGGTGATGATGGGGATGGGGGTGATGACCTTGTTGGTGCTACTCGTCCTGGTCGTATTACTGGGATTTATAATGAAAATACTGGTACTATTATACCAATTGATAGTGGGGAGGGGGATGATGATGATGATGATGATGATGATGATGATGATAACGACCTGTATTTTTGGGAAGATTATGAAGGTGAGAGAGGTGAGAGAGGGGAGGACGAGGATGGGGAAGAAACGGATGTCAATATGGATATGCGCGAACTGGCGAGAGTTGGATAATTTGATAGTTTAGTTTTACTTGGATAGTTGTATTTGTATTTTGTAATTTATAAAAACTTTTTTGTTGGAGTTAGTGGGGTAGGGTTAATTTTTCATGTATATTAAATAAGGGGCTAAGTATATGCTTACAATTAATAATATTATGTTTGTATCAAAACTTCTTGTGTTTAAAAATGCACTCAATACTACTGCGAATATTACCAGGAAACTATCTCCTAGTAAAGCGTATGCACCTACTTCTTTTGAATAGCCTTTAAAATAATCTAACATGTCATTGGATCCTCTAGGGATTACAGTGAATAGTATAAAAAATAAAAAGTCGAAAATTATCTGAATTACAACACATAATCCTGCAAATGCTGTGAGACCTATTTTTAATTTTGATGTATACACCAAAAACCTGCCTAATAAAATATATAAAACGCCGATCAATATGTCTGCTATCATTGCTGATAGTCTGTATTTTTTATACCATCCTTCTAAAGAGGGGCTTTTATAATAGATGCGTGAAAAGGTCACAAAAATAATAAATAAATCAGCGTAAATGTTTGCTGTGATTATGGGGATGTATTCGAATTTATTCGCATAGTTGATTGTCGGGGTTATGTTGGTAGTTTTTTCTATTATGAATGTAATGAAAAAAGCGAATATGACTAATAGTAGTTCTTGCATTTATACTATATTAGGTTTTTATTTTCTATGTATATGATAAAAATATAGGTAGTAGGAAGTAGGGAATATATGCAATATAAGAAAATTATTGTCATTATACTTCTAGTTATAGTTGTTATAATGACATTGATTTTTTTGTCTTTTAATTTGAATGTTAATTTGCAACAAGAAAAATCGTCTTATTTTATTCCCAAAACTATTTGGGTTTATTGGGATAACCCTGAATTGCCAAAACTGATTGATTTGATTAAAGAAAATAATGCTACGAAATTACGAGATTGGGAAATTATTTATTTGAATGAATTGAATATTGATAATTATATTTCAAAGGATGTTTATCCGGAAAAATTTAATACGCTTGGTATTCAACATAAAGCTGATTGGATAAGGCTTTATTTATTAAGTAAACACGGGGGCACTTGGATTGATGCATCCATTATAATAAATGATATCAATGCAGTTGTCAAATTATACAACGACAGTATAAAGATTCAAAGTCAATTTACTGGATTTAATTTTAAAAATTATGAGGATGGTGCATATTCAAACAAAGGCGTACCTTTATATGTTGAAAATTGGTTTATTATGGCTCCTATAAATAGTAAGGTGATTAATTTGTGGTTGATACAATATGAACGCGCGATACAAATGGGATTTCAGAATTATAGGAAATTATTGGATGTAGAAAAAATAGATACTAGTAAGATTTACCCAAATTCGAGTGGTGTATATTTAACACAACATGCTTGTTTACAATATGTTTTTCAAAAACAGTTGGATTTTTCGTCGACGCCTACGATCATTTTACCTGCAGAAAATGATATGTTAAAAATAAGATTTGATTGCAAATTAAATGATGAGTGTACTATGAATACTATTAAGAATAGAGGGAATGAAGTGTATTCTTTACCTTATATAAAATTAGTTAGTGGCGAACGTAATAGTGGGATTGATATTAGCGATTATTTTCAACGGTGATTCTCTGTACTCTGTACTCTGTACTCTGCAACCCGCCAACCACCCGACACTCACAACCCGCTTACAGCCAACATGGAGTGTATCAGGGTGCTACTAGTAACAACCAGAACAATATACGAGAATTACCCCATTTACAGGAATCGGGAAATGAGTGAGGAAACGGGAAATGGGTGAGGAAACGGGAAATGGGTGATTGGAAAAAAAACATATATTACATTAAATTACAAATTATAAAACTAACTATCTAACTAATTATTTATGCGTCGTATTCCTCTTCTTCGCACTCACCTTCTTCGACAAATTGGATGTCTTGATTTAGCTCGTTCCAAAAGCCAACTAGATCCTGGACCATGTTGTAGATGTGACCGTTTTCATGCCAGTTATCACCATTGCGTGTTCTTAAATAAGATACACCTTTATGCTCGAATTTCTTTACCTTGAAAACTTCTTGCTCTGTTTCAGATTCGTTATCAGAAACAGATGGGGTTGATTCGACTGATTCTGGTGCCTTTTTTTCAGCTTTGGCCTTTGATTTTTTGGCTGGTTTCTCAGTTTTCTTGGCTTCTTTTTCGGCTTCTTTTAGAGCCTTTTCTTCGGCTTTCTTGGCTTCTTTTTCGGCTTTTTCTTGAGCTTTCTTGGCTTCTTTATCGGCTTTTTCTTGAGCTTTCTTGGCTTCCTTATCGGCTTTTTCTTGAGCTTTCTTGGCTTCTTTTTCTGCTTTCTCCTCTTCACTGAGGACCTTTGACTTTTTTACCTTTTTAGTTTCGACAGGAGTTTCGAAGGGAGTTTCGACATGTTCTTCTTCTGGTGCAACATCATCTTTTGATACAATGTCTGCGAACATATCTACGACTTGTGATTCCTCTACTACTTTGACTGTTTTGGCTGGTCTTCCTCTCTTCTTTTTCTCTCCGTCTTCAGGATTAGAAGCAACTGACTTACGTTTTCTTGGCTCCTTGGCCTTCTTTTCTTTCTTAGGCTTTTCATGATTTAATAAACGAGTAATAGCCTCTTCACCGTCAAAACCATATAATTTACCACATAATACGATTAATTTTTTTGTTTTTTTTGTCATTTTTAATTCTTTTTTGGTTTTTGGTTGATTTTCTTGTTGATTTTCAACGACGACATCCATTGATTTTTCATCAACGAATGAAACGACGGATTCAACAGGAACAACTTGGGCTTGGTTTAGGGTTAGGGTTTCGATTTGAGCTGACATATTTAATATTGAAATATTGGATATTTGAATATTCGAAATAGTAGAAATCTTAATTGAAATTGATTTGAAATTGCTTACTTAAAATTATTTGAACGCTTAACTGATTATTTTTTTAATGATTCTTCTAAATGACAAGAATTTAATTTCAATTTTTTTTT